CTCATTGCCACTAAAGAGCCGGCACGCGGCACAGCGTACTCAAAAAAGCGCATAGAAAAGGTTACGGCTATACTCAATGACATTAAAAAGGATATTGATGCTTGGGATTTTCCAAATGCCACTACCCCACTGGATTACGGCAAGGCAGCCAACGCTCTAGCGCCAAAAGTGCTTGAGGGCATTAAGCTGCTCAATAACCCAGAAATTGCACCAGATACGCGGCAGCTCAATCAGGAAATCTTTTTGCGCGAGGTCTCTAAAGCCATTTATGATAATACCTATGAAATGAATGCCTTTGATATGCAGATAGCCCACACCAAAGGCGAGGGCATTGATGACCGCTACTATGGCATGGCAAAGGTTGCAAGTAACAGCGTATCTACAGGAGCAGTGTAATGGATGAATATATACGCAATTTCTTAATGAGCAGTGCAGCAAAGGCTCAAAAGGATGCTACCACCACTGCCCGGCAGTCTGGCAAAAAGCCTACTGTTACGCGCACTGAGCATAGTGATGCCTGCAAATGGTGTCAGTCTAAAACCGGCACATACGAAAACCCCGGCTCTGACATATTTGAGAGGCATGGCGGCTGTGAGGGCAAAATAGTCACTAAGGGTTATGGCGCTAAAAACGGCTTGCTGGCTAATTACAAAAAGGGCAGCGGTCCGGGCGCAGCAGCACCAATAGCGCCGGATGGTGGGCAGGTTGTATTTCGCGGCACAGGCAATAATGTCTCAGCCGGCGGCTTAGAACTAGGCAGCGGCTTTTATGTTGCGCGTGATACTGCCACTGCAAGCCAATTTGGTAATGTCGCACAATTAAGCCTACCCCTGAAAAGCAAAGACATCTTACTAATTGCCAGTGATAACCAATACCAAAAGTTAATATTGGATGCTGAAAAATGGGCGGTCCGCACAGGCAACAGTTTAGACTCAAATGACTTTATACCTGCCTATGTGCGCTACCTTGGCTACAAAGCCGCTGAGGTTGCTGCAACTGTAGACCCATTGGGCGGCATTGCTGTATATGACCCGGTAATAATTAAAAAACTACAAAAGCAGATGGCGCGGTAATGATTGAGCTGGTACTTGAGGGCAGTGTACCAAGCAAGAAAAACCAGCGCATTAATCGTGGCGATGGTGTCAGCTTTCCGAGTAAAAAGTTTGTTCAATGGCAGAATGATGCACTAAGGCAGGTCCGCATACAAACCCGGCAGCGGTTTCTAGTGCCGGTTAGCATTGAGGTTATCATTTACTTTGGCACTAAAGTCAGGTCTGATTTAGATAACCGCTTAAGCTCAATACTTGATATGCTAGTAGAGGCTCTAGTATTGCCTGATGATAAATGGCAGGATGTGCCGCGCATCGCTATAGAGGCAGAATACCGAAAAGGTAACCCCGGCGCATTCATTCGGATAACAGAGCTTGATGCCTTGCCATAGCCCTTATGTTACAATTACAATATCTGGTATAATAATAACCAATAACAATTACGCATACGGTGCGGCAAATCCGGCTTAAAGAGGACAGAAATGCAACCAAGCCAGCCGCAAAATCCACTAATTGACTCAGCAAACAGATTAGCAAAAAAGCTACTCTTGGATTTAGCGAGCCATGAGGCTAGTGTGCAAGACAAGTATGAGTATTACGATGCTGATAATGATATTCGTGATTACGGCATTTCTACCCCTGCTAAGATGGTCCACTTGCGCCCCGGCATTGGCTGGGCAAGCCGCGCCATCAATACCCTTTCAGACCGCGTTGTATTTGAGGGCTTTGTAAATGATAAGTTTGGCATCAACCAATACCTTGAGAGCATAAACGGCTTAAGAGTCATAAATAACACCAAGCATGATACATACATTGGTGGTTGTGCCTTTGTAGCTGTTTCTGATGACCCTGAGAGCGATAGAAAAATATTAGTACCATTTACCGCAATGGAGGCTACAGGCTGCTTAAATCAAACCACCGGCTTGCTAGACAGCGGATTAGCAGTTACCCGATGGGGTAAGCCAGAGGCTAAAGGCAAGCTCAAGGGCAAGCGCTTTGCGCCTGTTGATTACCTAGTATTTACACCTGTGTATACCGCAGTATTTGTAGACAGGGAAATAGTAGAGCTTATCCCAAATCCTACAGGTCGCACATTATTGCACCCACTCACCCGGCGCTCTAGCGCTGCAAAGCCACTTGGAAAGTCACGCCTGAGCAATACGGTCCGCCGCATCATTCAAGAAGTTGGACGGCTCAAGCGCCGCGAGGAAATCGCAGAGGAATTTTACAGCCTGCCGCAGCGCTACATTAATGGCTTGGCTGAGGGCGCTAAAAAAGACCCTAATTTAGACAGTGCCATTGGTAAGGTTTGGACAATCACCAAAGATGATGAGGGCGAAAAGCCGGAAATTGGGCAGCTTGCTCAAATGTCCATTGACCAATTTGAGACCGCCAAAAAAGATAAGGCGCGTGATTTTTGTGCTGAGACCGGGCTAACATTACGCAACCTAGGCTATGAGACTGCTAACCCAAGCAGCGCTGAGAGCTTGGTAGCCATGTCAGATGACCTATTACTAGAGGCAACCAACTCACAAGAGGAAATGGGCAGGCAGATTAAAGAGATTGCTATTACCTTACGGCTTGCGCTTGATGACAATGACCAGATACCAGACGGCTTACGCGGCATTGTGCCGGCATGGAAACCAGTATTTCAGGTTGATATTGGCGCTACTGGTGACGGTGTATTTAAGCTATTTGAGGCGATGCCAGAGCTGCAAGGCACTATTGCCGGCTACCGCTTTTTGGGCATCAGTATTAAAGAGGCTGAGGAATTGGCTGCAAAACGCGCTGCAAGCACCGCAGGCAGCGTATTTGGAGGGGGTCAGTAATGGCAGGCGTAACTACACCAGTAACCGCACCTAACACCTATGCTAACCATGAGGATTTAACCCTATATTGGAAAGCGCCGGATAGCGATACCAGAGCAGACTACATGCTTAAACTGGCTAGCAACAGGCTAAGGCAGATTGCTCTTGATGTGGGCATTGACCTAGATGCTGATGTAAACGCCAGTGAGGTCTACTTTATAAATGTTCAATCAGTTGTAATGGAGGCTACCAAGCGAGCGCTGCAAGCACCGCTAGACCAGCAACCTACAGAGAGCTATGGACAGACAGCCGGTCCATATAGTGAAAACTTTAAATACAGCAATCCGGCTGGTGACCTTTACTTTAAAAAAGCTGAGTTGTCGCTGTTAGGTCTGTTTGGTACGCAGTCTTTGGACAGCATTAGCACCTCACAGAACTTATACGGAAATATTTACAGCTCATAGGGTGGCGATATGATAGAGTATATCGCAGCAGTTACCGAGACTGACCCGGCAAGTAGTGCTATAGGCTACTACTTTACACAAGGGGTATTAGGGGTCACAGTCATTGTACTAGCATTAGTGATTAGGTTTCTTTTCAGCTACTACACTAAAAAGATTGATGAAAAGGATGCCCAAATTGCACTTTTGCAAAATGCGCGCCTAGATGATAATAAGACTCATACCCTAGATTACCGAGAAATAGCAAAAAATGACCAGACAGTTTTGTTAGGTAATGCACAGGCAAGCGAGCTTTTAGCAGGTAAAATAGAGTCCGTAAGAGGTAGGAATTAAATTATGTGGTTATTAAATCGCAAACCCAAGCAGCCGCCCATAGTCGTGACACCCCCAGCCACAAGCCGGGTAGAAGTTGAGCTGCACAAAGAGGCAAGCGAGGGCGCAGCCCAAAAAGCAAAAGAAACCAACAAACACCTAAATGACTTGTTGGTTGAAAATGGATTTACGCTTAAAATATATCTAGCGGCTGGTGGTCATCAGCCAAAACTAAAAAGAGTGGGTCATAACAAATGATTGAACTAATACCGTATATCTTAACACTACTTGCCATAAGCGCTGTGGCAATGTTTTTTATTGTTAGGGTGATAGTAAAACAGCTATCCCTCTACAAATATAAGATTGCTGATAAGACTGTAAGGCATTTCCGAAACACGCTATTTGCAATATCTATGGTCATTATCATCATGGGGCTAATACCTATCGCTATAAATATTGCTACTTTGTTTATTGAGACCGGCAGACCAAGCACAGTAAAGCCAGTTAGTTTGGTTTATTCGCTTGCAGTCCATCTACAAACATTATTGCTATCGTATCTGTTATGGCGCATCTACCGCCTAGCAAGTGAGAACTTTAATGACCAAGAAAAGTAGTGTATAATCACAAGCATAAAGCAGAGCTACCCTAGCGGTGTGTTGTGCTGACAAACTTGTACAGGAAACTTAACCATGAATGATGCCGATAATGTGTCATTTGGTAAGCCTAAATCCACTGGTGCTGTTTTTGTAGCACCTGCTGGCACTCCTTTACCTACCACAGCTTGGCAGACTTTAAACGCTGCTTTTAAAGGCTTGGGGTATGTATCAGAGGATGGGCTTGTCAATGGTATTGAGACCGATGTAGAGGATGTAAACGCTTGGGGCGGTGACTTAGTTTTGACTGGTCAAACCACCTTTAAGGAAATGTTTACTGTTAATCTCATTGAGACCAATGCAGAGGCACTTAAGGTTTACTATGGTGAGGACAATGTTGTTGAGGAGGGTAACGGCTCTATAACCGTAACCCAAACCAATGAGATGCTACCGCGTGTTTGCGTAGTATTTGAGCTTGTAATGACCGGCGGACGCATTAAGCGTATCGTTGTGCCACACGCACAAATCGCAGACCGCAGTGGTGAAATCACCTATGTTGATGGCGAAGCTATTGCATATCCTGCCGTATTTGTCGCTTATCCCGATGAAAACGGTGATACTCACAAAGAGTACATTGCAACTGCTCTTAGCTCTTAGGGCTAACCATCGCTACCGGCAAGAGCGCCCCTTTTTGGGGCGTTTTTGTTATGCTACAATGATGCTTACGATAACTAAATAGGATTGGAGCAATCAAGATGGCTGACGAAACAGCACAAAGCACTGTAAAAGAAATTGAGGTTAAGGGCTACAAATTTACTGTAGATACAGACCTATTAGATGATGTTGATAGCCTAGAGTTTATTGAGCGTATTGAGAATAAGGGGCAGACAGCAGTTGTCCTACCATTGCTTAAGCACATCATGGGCGATGCTGAATTTGAAAAGCTAAAAGCACACTTTGTTGCCGCAGATGGTGAGGCACACAAAGACCAAGAGGGCTACAAGGCGCGTATGCGTATTGAAGTTTTGAGCGATGTGTACCTAGCTATCATTGAGAAGTTTGACCCAAAAGGCTAGCTCTAATCAGAATACTCCGCGAGCATTTTGATGAATTAGAGGCGGACTTTCAGCAATACTACAACCTAGACATCGCGGACATTCTAGCCACAAGCCGTAAAAGGGCAGCCCGGCTAATGTTTCAGTTGCCGCGAGAATGCCGGACATTTACGGCTATCAATCCTGCTGCTCAGTGGGGATGGTCCGAAATGTTTTTGAATAAAGTGACCTACCTACTAGAGCTTAAGCTGTGGCAAGATACGCCGGTCAAAAAAGGCGAAAAGGCGAGCCACAACCGCAAAAAGCCAAAGCCATTTGTGCCTGATTTCCTTAAGTCTAATATTCCAGAGGCAGAAATTAATAAAGATACTGAAAAGCGCACAGTTGATGACATTAAAAGCATTTTGGCACTGCCTAGAGGGGTATAAACCACTCCCCTGCTGGCTTTTTTGGGCAAAAAGTGGCATTGTATACATTACAACGCTTAACAGGGGTGGTGACCACTCCCCTGCCCTATCATAATAAAATTTACAGCCTGTCAAACACCTTACGACAAAAAAACAGGTGACACCCAAGGCAGAGTAGGGGAGTGCCTATTAGTAACACCATTACGCATGAGCTATACTTAGTAGTATGAGTAAAGATGTATCATTTGCATTAGACACAAAAGGTGGTGAGGAAATCTTACAATCTATGATGATGCCAGTAGTAAAACAAAAGGCTGATGCTATAGCAGCGCGCGCTCAATCAATGGCAGGCAGTATGAGCAAGACCCCACCTAACATTGCCGTCACTACCAAGATTGGTACGATTAAGCGCGGTGTTCGTGCCATTGCTACCATATCCGCTGAGGGCAGAAATGCCCACCAAAACTACATTGGGCATTATGTGCTTGCAAGGGCAAAGGATGCTGGGCGCTAATAAACAGGTTATGTTATAATTTCAACATACAAACCACGCTGACGGTTGCGGTGAAACTGGCATTAATAAAAGGTAGAAACCCAACTATATGGCAGACATCGGAACAGCTTATGTAAAAGTAGCCCCAAACATGCAGGGCATCCAAGGCAAAATTGCCGCCGGGTTTAAAGGCTCTGCTGGTCCTGCTACTGCTGCATTAGGCGATGAGGTAGAAAAAAATAGCGGTCCGTTTCAGGCAGCGCTTGGCAAGCTAGGTGGCTTTGCTAAAGGCGCTGGCGTTGCTATTGCCGGTGGTATGCTTGCTGGGGCGGCTGGTCTTGCCGCACTTACCACAAAGGCTGTTATGTCAGCCGCAGAGCTTGAGCAGCAAATTGGCGGCTCTGAGGCAGTATTTGGTGAGTACGCTAAGACCATCCAAGAAAAAGGCGCACAAGCATTTAAAACCGCCGGTCTATCACAGCAAGAGTTTTTGCAGGGCGCGAACAAAATGGGGTCTCTATTCCAAGGCGCTGGCTTTAGTGTCCAAGACTCTATGACCATGAGCGCTGATGCAATGCAGCGCGCTAGTGATATTGCCTCAATCATGGGTATTAGCACAACTGATGCATTAGAGGCTGTAACCGGCATGGCTAAGGGCAACTTTACCATGATGGATAACTTGGGTGTTGCTATGAATGACACCAGCCTAAATGCCTATGCACTTGAAAAAGGCTTAGGTAAAACAACGGCGCAAATGTCCATCCAAGAAAAGGTAGGCTTGGCAAATCAACTATTCCTAGAAAAAACTGCTAAATATGCTGGCAACTATGCCAAAGAGAATGAAACCCTATCAGGTAGCCTAAACACTACCAAAAAAGCATTTGATAACTTGCTATCCGGCTCAGGTGATGTAAATGACTTTATAGACTCGCTGCTTAATACCATTGATATTGCAATACCTCAGATAGTTGCCATGTTGCCCAAGATTGTTACCGGCATTGGGGCGGTCTTAAAGGCGCTTGTGCCGGCACTGGCTAAGGCATTGCCACAATTAGTACCTGCTCTGATTACAGCGGTCCAAGACCTATTAAATGCACTCATTACTGCCCTACCTACCGTATTCCAAACGCTTGTAGCCGCTTTGCCTATGCTGATTAAAGCCTTTGTGCAATTATTCCTAGCGCTTTTGCAGGCATTACCGCAGATTATCCAAATTATTGCTCAGGCGATACCACAGATTGTAGATGCCATTGTTACAAGCCTCACTGACCCTGCTAGCCTGCAAGCATTGCTGATGGGCGCTGTTCAGTTATTCTTGGCTCTAGTCCAAGCGATACCAATTATTGTTAATGCTCTGGTCGCGGCTCTGCCGGTAATCATTAAAAACATTCTGGCTGTACTGACCAACCCCACATTTATAGCAGCAATGATTAATGCCGGTGTGCAACTGCTTAAGGCGGTCATATCTGGCATGGTTAGCATGATAGGTGGCATTGTTAGCGCTGCATGGAACATCATAAAAGCTATTGGTAACGTACTCAGCCCAAGCAGCCTGCTCAATATTGGTAAGGATGTAGTAAAAGGCTTGTGGAATGGTATACAGGACATGGGCGGCTGGCTCAAAGACAAAATCATTGGTTTTGTAAAAGACAAAATACCCGGTCCAATTAAATCAGCCCTAGGTATTCACTCACCATCAAGAGTAGCTGCAGCGCTTGGTAAGCAAGTGCCAGCCGGTCTAGCTCAAGGTATTACCGCTAACAGCGCTATGGTAGCCAAGGCTGCAGATGACATGGCTAACAAAGCGATTTCAGACATTACTAGCCCACTCTACAGCGCATCAATGGCATTTGGCGGTGGCGCAGGTGTTGGCGGTGGTGGCTCTGGCGTAAGTAACAATACTCAAAACCAAAGTGTAAATATCCAAAAAATAGTATTAGGTGATGAAAGTGCTGTAAAAGAATTCTTTAGACAGCTTAACCGCGATACAATCTATGTAGATATGGGCATGACACCAAACCAAGGGGCAACAGCATGAATGGCGATTTAAGTTTTAATAGTAACGATTTACAGACCTATAGCCCGGCTACTGATACCGGCATTATTACCAATGTGATTGACCATACTGACGGTCCTGATATGCTCATGGGGCTTTTGGCGCTTGCAGATGCTGATGGTAGCTCAATACCAGCTATCAACTACCCTAGCAAGCCTATTGCCCTTGCAGGTGTTATAAAAGGCAGTAGCCAAGCTGACCTAGACAGCCGCATTGATACTTTTAAGGGTTATTTCATAGGCAAAGATAAAAATCTAGATATTGCCTATGGCTCAGGCACTAGGCGCTACATTTCAACTGCTGGCGTACCAAAGATACAACGCAAGCCAAGGTCATATATTGCTGTTTTCCAAGTACCAATTACCTGCACCACTCCTTTTGGGCTTGATACAAGCGCTACAGACCTATGGGCTACCAAAAACAACTATACTAGCGCTACCTTTACTGAAACGCCTACAGTGGGCGGAAATGCGCCATTCCAGCTACCTATATTCACTATCACCATTGATGCCCTCACTGGCGCAGGTGATTATGTAATGATTTCAAACGATAACAACAACCAAGAAATACTTATCTATGGGCAAGGCTTAACGGCTGGTGATGTCATTGTTATAGATTGTGAACAAAGGATTGTTACGCTTAACGGTACTGAGATTGATTACAATGGCACATTCCTAGAGCTTGCGCCCGGCGCTAACTCAATAACCTATACTGATGGGTTTACCACTCGCACTGTGGATGTAGCAGCAAGCTATACAAAAAGGTGGTTGTAGGCTATGGAGCAAAATTACTCTAGCACTAAGCTACCTACAGTTGGTGCATCATCCGCCATTGGCGGTGCATCTGCTTGGAGCAACCCAAGCCGCATAACAGCCGATGATGGCAGCTCTGCATCATGGGCAGCTTTTATGGGCGGTCAGCACTCCGCTATAACCGGCTCATCTTTTGCCTTTCAGCAGCTACCACCAGAGGCGGTGATTGACGGCATCCAAGTATTTGTAGATGGCTCACAGACCGGCTGCTATGGGGATGTTACGTTAAACATAACTGGTACAACCTTTAAGGACATAGGCGCATTAAACGGCTCATACGGCGATGCTACAGACCTTTGGGGCGCTGATAGCATTGACCCGGCTGATATTGCCGGCATAAGTGTCACTATAAGCGCTAGTGATGTTTCTGGCGGTGATGGTATTGCCAGCATTGATTATGTCTCTATAACTGTATTCTGGCACATTGAAATGGCGCAGGTGCAAAATGATGATGTACCAACTCGCTTTGACTACAAAGTTTATTCACGCGATGGCGCATTTTTGGGGCTACTGCCCAAGGTGACCAGCAAATTTGGCTTTGCTCAGGACATAAATAGCGCCGGCTCATCCATAGTGGTGACTTGCGGTAAATTCGTAAAGAATGAGACCACAGTTACACCATTGCTTACTGAGGATGGCGATATAATAACCACTGAGGATGATTTACCGATTTTAACAACCTCTACAGAGCTGCTAGTTACTACTGGTGACTCACCCGATGATGCAATATTTAAGAACTCAAACCGGGTTAAGGTATGGATGTATAACAAATACTATCCAAACGGCAAGCTCATGTTTAGTGGGCAAATTAACCGGGTAGAATTTAAATATGGTGGCGCTGACCCTACTGTAAAGCTAACAATCTACAGTGATGGCTTAGACCTGAACAATTATATTGCTCGCGGCTATCCTTTCAATTACACAACTGAGGTTTCACAGGCTACACAAAACGGCTCATATGCATCATCAGTAGCAGGCGGCGATAAAGGCGGCGGCTGGCTGGTTTATGGGCAGTCATTTACTACTGACTCTGACCAAACAAATATTGGCTCTATAAGCGTAATGCTGCAAGGCACTGCTACTGTTACCATGTCACTTTATGATGGTCCAAATGGCAACTTAATTGGTAGTGTGACTCAAGCAGTGGCAAATGGCTCTGCAGCAGTAACCGCATTTGATTTTGCTGCTTTAATTGATGCAAACCCAAGCGATGAATACTTTTTTGCCCTCTGGCTTGCGCCCGGTCAAAGCATAAATGTTTACCGCTACAGTCCTAGCCCATATGCCGGCGGCAGTGCATATGAGTCTAGTTATGGCGGCGGCTCAGGCGGCGGCTCATTTACACCGCTTACAACAGATTTGTACTTTATTGTTAAATCAGGTGTGCCAACCACCACTACTACTTACAGCACTGATGACCCTGTAACAGATATGGCGCATGGCATCCTGCTTGATTACAACTCGCGCGGCGGCTACATTACTGAGGGTGATTTTGAGGCTACTGGCTTATCACTTACATACACTTTTGTTGTGGCTACAGTCCTAGATGCCTTAAAAAAGATTTTAGAGCTTTGCCCGGCTGGTTATTACTCATACATAGATTTGGGTACTGCACAGATTGATATTAAAGCAATGTCTACCACCCCAGACTTTACCATTGTGCGCGGCAGGCATATTACTGAACTTAATTTAGCGCTGACCATTGAGCAGGTTAAAAACTACCTGCTGCTATCTGGCGGTGATGTAGGCGGTGGAGTTAATCTTTATAGAGAATATGCTGACAGTGCCAGCACCAGTGCCTATGGCATCCGTACAGCTACCAAATCAGATAACCGCATTACTCTGGCGGCAACTGCTGATGCCATTGGTGATAGCTTTACTGAGGAAAATGCCGGCGAGGTCCAAGAGACCCACCTGATAGTAAAAGATGAGCATATAGACATTACCCAATTTATACCGGGCAAAACCATTGGCTTTAAAAACTTTGGTAATTTCATTGATGATATGGTGCTAACCATTGTCAGGCGTGAGCCTAACTTTAGTGATGGTGTAGCAAATCTGACCCTAGGGCGCTTGCCGGTCCGCATGAATGATGAGATACAGCGTATTAGTCGTGAGCTGTTGAATGAGCAAACTATAAATAACCCATCCGCCCCAAGTTAGGGTATAATAAGCGTAAGGAAAATAACTATGCCAAAGATTAGCGCACTACCACCAATGACAACGGCTGCAGCAGATGATGAGCAGCCTATAGTTGATAAGAGTGTAACTACAACCAAGAAATGGACACTCACACTGCTGGTTTCATATCTGCAGGGTCTTGCCGGCTGGATTAGCTCTAATGCCATGCTTGGCAGCGCCATAGTAAAAAAGGCTAATATTGACTATACAGATGTAGATGTGTATTCAACCTCTGAGGTAGATACTGGCAAAAAGTGGACTGATGGGCGTGCTATTTATCGCAAAGTGCTTATTGGTAATGTCACAGTTGCTGTAGGCGCTAATAACATTTCTCATGGTATATCATCTATTACTGCTCTTGAAATCGTGCAAATGCAAGGCAGTATACGCCTATCCTCTACCACTCGCGGCACATCCGTAAACA